TATATTGTGGAAATATTTTTCTACGGCGGTTAGACCCACCCTTTCCGTCAAACACAACGATTGTTCGGGTAGGTCTAATCATATTGATTGAGAAAGCCAATGACCTTAAAAAACCAACTATTCCACCAACGTGAACTCCGTCCTCATTAGTAGTTGGTATCGCGGAAAACACTCTAATAAAGGTGTTCATTCCGTCTATCAATAAAACCGAGTCATTAGGTTTTCCACTATCTATTTCGCCGCCAGATTTTTTGATTTCGTCTAAAATCGATAGGTGTCTTTTGTTAATCACCGAGCACCTCATCTGTGAATTCTACATCATCAATACCAAGTTTTTCTTTGTATTGTAATATAACCTTATCACAAATGAGTTGGTAAACATATTCTCTCAGTTCATCATTTTTGGTAATTAATTCTTCCCAATCTTTTGACTGAAACTTATGCTCGTCTCCGTTTTGGTCCACTAATGTATACCAAGCTCCACCCACTTTTACAAGTTTGTGTTCTTTCATAACGGTTAACCAACCACCATAGTTGTCGATTCCTCTATCGAAATACATATCATAGTCTGCGTGTCTCAAAGGTGGACCTAATCTATTCTTGACAATCTGTGCTCTACACTTCATACCCAATACATTTTTACCTGTATCTTTGATTTGTCCCATATTTTTTAATCTAATACGAGTTGAAGCGTGAAATGGTAATGCTTTTCCACCTGATGTTGTCCAAGGGTCTCCAAACATTACTCCAAGTTTTTGTCTTAATTGATTAGTGAATACCAATGCTATGTTATGTCTTCCAATCATTTGAGTGATTTTTCTCATAGCTTTTGATATAATGATTGCCTTTGATGTGGCATATCCGTCTTTATCGAAGTCCGCATCCATTTCAACTTTCGTTGATGCGGCTGCTAATGAATCAACCAATATCGTTACACATCTATCTTTATCAGATTCTCTAACTTGTGTTACGATTTCTTCGATTGCTTCAAAGATTTCTTCTACGGTTTCTAAATGTAAATATAACATCTTATTTAAATCTAAACCAATGACTTCCATAAACTCTTGACTGACTGATGTTTCAGTATCTATATAAACTGCTACTCCGTCTTTCTTTTGAGTTTCTGCTAAGATGTGTGCACCAAGTAGTGATTTACCACTTGATTCTAATCCATTGATTTCTGTAATTCTACCAACTGCAATACCCCCATTTGGCTTATTTGATATAGCCAAGTCTAATGTGGAACTACCTGTTGAGATAAATTCCTTGATATCTGTTGGTGTGGTATCACTTCCGTCTAAGAAGTATGCTACCTTATTTGTATCTTTGAACTTTTTATTCAAAGAGTCGGCTAATGTTTTAGCCAATACATCATTTACTGACATTCTAATACTCCATATTTAAATGGGGACTGAACCTTTCAATCCCCATATTGTTATTATTTACGAATTGAATAATTCATCAAAAGCTTCTGAAGTGTCTTTCACTTTAGAAGTTTCCAACTCAGAAGTTGAAACACTTTCTTGTGTTGTTTCTTCTGTTGAGTCCTCACTTGGATTTAACCATTCGTTTAAAACATTGGTTAAGTCGTCATAAGACTGCTCTTGATAAATTTCAGTAATGTCCTTTTGAGAAGTTTTAACTAACTCAAGAACTGATGGTTCGTCAGAGATTGGTGTTTGATTAGGTTTCACTCTAATGTTTGTTTTAGGGAAACTTGCTCCACTTTCCTCTGCTGAGATGAATTCAACCGATACATCACGACCATTAACTGGGTCTGTTATGTCACCATAATCAGGGTCAGCTATGATTGATAGTAGTTCTTGGTAAACCGTTTTACCGAATCCCCAAAATTTAACACCTTGTGATTCTTCACCTCTAACGATAACTGGTGCAAAGGTTCTCATCTTTGCTTCCAATTTCTTAGACAATTGATAATCTTCTTTATTACCACTTGCTTTGAGTTTTT